CATCCCTTACCTCCTAGAATTGCCCGGCTTGGTATCCAGCTTGTCCTTGTGGTTGTTGCGCAAAATTCGGCTGCTGTGGTTGCTGGTAGCTTCCTTGTGTAGCTTGCCCAGACTGTTGGTTCAACACTTTTGTATAGTCCACATCCTCAGGATAGAGCATGGATTTGACTTCGTTGTAATTGTTGTTATTGTATTGTCGAGTTCCGACTTTACATACACCAGTTGCGCCGATGATGGTATTCCAGTTCATGCGAAGCGGTTCGCCTTTTTTCTTTTGGCCAATTGCAGCAAAGAAAGCAGATAGCATTCCTTCGGTTGAGCTGTGTAAGAATAGGTTGTGGCGCAGTTCAGTTTCACCTTCATTTGCCACGATTTTGATACTGACGATAGCCTTGTTACAAGCTGGCAATTTTCCCCCCGGCTGTGGCGTGTGGCGTGTGCGTTCTATGCCAATGACTGTAAAGTGATACAAGCCATCAGGCAGTAGGACACGGTCCGAGTCTTTTTCAATCGTATCTTCCCAGCCAATTTCGTGATCAAAGTTGTTGTATTGTTGTGTCATGTTGATTTCTCCTTTAAGCTAAAATAGTAATTTTTTTGTTGCTAGCAAGTTCATTTTTTAAATAATTTGCGATGCTTTCGACGGCTTCTAATTTCCATTTGCCACCGTCTGCTTCGAATAGGGCCAGGTTCGCCAATTTGTTGATGCGGAAGACAAATTGGCTAGCAGGCTGCTCTACTTCGTTGAAAGTACGATATGGTCGCAAGGTTACTGGATTTGGAGTTTTAGCTTGTGCTAAGCTTGCTACACCATTGCGAACCGTAGCCATTTGACTGATGCCATTGTCCTGTACTTCTGCACCTTTTTCGATTTTCAAATGGCTAGCAAAATCCAAAACCAAATTACGGTCTGCATCATCGATAAACATAGACTGCAGCATAATATTGAATTCTTCCTGATCGCGCCAATTGCTAAAAGGAATAACTGGAACGGTTGCTTTTGCAGATACGAGCTGAGGACGTTTACCATTTTCAAAATCAACTTGATCATATACAGATACTTTTTGGAAACTGTCCACGACAACTACAAGTTTACGATCACTGATGAAATCGTTATCTGATTTGAGGTAATCAACTAGACTTTTGAGTGTCTGAAGCTCAAGGATAGGTGCGTACTTACGAGGGTTAAGTTCCTGTAAGCTATATTTATTACTGTCAAAATATTCCTTCCCAGTTTCTGAACGAATGATTTTGTTTTCTTTACCCGCTAGTTCGACTGTGTAAGATAATGCTTCTTTGAGATTTTCTGTCATGGTTAGTTACCTGCTTTCTTTTTGTTGTAATCAATGATATTTGTGTTTTGTTGCTCTACTTCTTCGACGAGTTCGCCAGTGTCAGTTCTCATGTCTCCATTGTCATCAAAGTAAGTCTGACCAGGGATGCCGCTCTTGAGCTCATTTGCGTGAATTTTACCAGTGTCGTCGCGACCGACAATGACAGTTGTTGCGACACCTTTCTGTGGTGCCAAAGTGGATTTGACTTCCATGCCTGTCTTAACGACTGTACGCTCATCGTCTGTTGACATCGTCAGTGTAATAGTGACCTTACGGGTCGCCTTGGCTTCTGTATTGAGATCCAGAATATTCTCAAGGACTTTTTCAAGTTCTTTGTCAACCTTTTCTTGTAAGGCTGTATTTGCGATTTTCGACAAATCGATTTTAATAGTTTTATCTTTCATAGATACTCCTTGTTATATTTTGCTATGATTTCTAATTCCCAGAATCTACATCTAGAAGGGTAGCTCAGGATCTGCTCGCACTTGGTTTTGAATAACTTCCATAGTTGCCTGCCAATGTGCCACAATCATATCCCAATAATCAGGAGGGAAGTTTTCGATTGGCGTTCCTAACGGGAAGTGTCCACGGATGTAAGCGACTTTTTGAAGTTCTTCTTCTGTCACGTTACCTTGAGACATGAGGTCTGTCAAACTCCTTGGCAAGCTCGTGTGATATTGCGCAGATGGTGTCTGTGGCGTGCCAGAAGCTTCATTTTGATGTTTTTCAGCTACCTGCGACATATCGAGAGGCAATTCTTCTTGAACTTGCTCAGGGGCTTGCTGAACAGCCTGCTGAGATTCTGGAGTGACTGTCTGCGGTTGTGGCTGTTGTGTATGCACTTGCTGATTCGCAAAGATATGAGCAATCCCTGCATAATGGAACGGTAATTCATCTGGCAAACCGTGACGATTTTTGGCATCCCAAGCCGGCCGATGATTGGTATACATCACACGTTCACCGCCCTGCGCCTTCTTCTTGCCGTTCTCGGTCGTCATGACCAAGGTCTTGTAATTGGCAAATAGAACCATGTCTGCCCATTCTTTTACAAGGGGCGCGGTCTTAGACCCTGTCTTTTGACCGAGCTTTAATTCATATCGATCGTACGAACCCATCTCGTCTGGTTGTTCGAATTTCTTAATTTGAGCGTGCGCAGTCAATACCACGTTGATACCCATATCAACCAAATCAGACAAGCTATTCAAGAAACGCCCCATTTCTTCTTGGACATAAGTGTACCCCTTGCCCCAACCGAAATCTTCGATCCCTTGCTTGCCATGTTGCGAACAGATGTAATTAACTGCCAAAGCTTCTGCCCAATCGATCGTGTCAATAACGAGTGTCCCACACTCAGTCGGATTTGCTTTGATAAAAGCAATCTCATTGATGAGCATGGTCCAGCTGGTTGGCTTGTCGAGTCGTGCCACATCCATGTTGTCTGTCGAACCTTCTGTATCGATGAAGACAGCATTTGGAAATTCGGATGCAAACGTGGACTTGCCGATTCCTTCAGAACCGTAGATAACTACCTTTTGAGCTCGCGCCCGTTTTCCTCTTGTAATCTGCATTTTTTAGTCCTCCGCTTCGTCGCTTAGCAAGCCTTTTAGAAGCCCTTTGATATATTTTCGTTTCGCGTCTTCAATATCTTCGGTTAATTCTTCCGGCTCTTTGCCATCAAGTGTTTTTAGTGTGTATTCTGCTTCGACGACTAAAATTTCACAATCGAGCGCGTTTGCTAATTTTTCAAAGTCTTCTTTTTGCTCTTCGATTGCCTTGAGTTCATTTTTTGCAGCGCGTTTAAGATCATCTGTATATTCAACAGAATAAGCAAACGTTCCTTTTTTGCTTTTATAGTTGTTTACAAAAGTTTCTGTTTTTTTATTTCTTAATACTGCGAATTTGTCTGTGTATTTCATGATATTTCCTTCTTTCTTTTTTTAGAATCCGCCTTGCCACCCTTGCGGTGTTTGAATTGTTTCGGGTTCGACGCTGTAACCGTCTTCGATAATAACTGAGCACTCTCCGCCCGTTGAAACTCTTGTCGCGATAGCTTGCAATCCTTCTTTTTCAAGCCATGCTCCGAATTCATGTAGAGTTAGTTGATCCATTTGCTCCAGCTTATCAATCAGCACAAAACCACATTCTGGCTTCAATTTTCGCACAATTGCAGTAGCAACTTGTAATTGCTGACTACCAGACATGTTATCCCAGCGCTGGCCAAGATAGAGCAGTTCGCCATCATCCACGGACAAACCAGGTAACGGCAAGTCTGCATTGGTGAGCAAGTCTGTCTTCTGCTTGCGGATGTCAGCAATCACATTGTCCAGTCCCTTGTACTGCTCTCGATAACCCTTGGCATCTTCTTCGGCTTTATCCTTGTCCAGATTTGCACGCACTTTACGATTGATTTCGTCAATCTCTGCGATGTTCTGTTCGATTTCTTCAGTTGATTCATCGAGAAGGTCCATAGCATCGGTATTCGCGATAGCCAAGTCTTGAGCTAACTGACTTTCTTTTTCTTTGGCATCGGCCAGCAATTGCTTCAATCGTTCAACCTCTGCAGTTGCTGAAGCGTGTTGTGCTTGGATAGATACCAAGTTCTGACGCTTGCGGGCGTTCTCACCATTCTTAGCAAGTATGGCTTGCTGTTGTTGGATAAGTTCAGAGATAGAGACTAGCTCTTTCGGTGCATCTGGATAGTATGGCTGTTCTTTAGCGAACTTCTCCTTTTGGTCAGCAATCACACCGATTGCGTGGCGCTCATCATATTTGGCTTTCTCCTGCATTTCCAGTTCAGCCAATTGCGGACCAACTCCGATGATTTGCAGCAAGGTCTTCGCTTTCTCTTTGCTGGTCTGCTCCATGAATTTTGGCAAGTTGATAGCTAGCTCTTCCACGAAGCTATCAAGCAAGTTTTGGCCAGCCTTGTTACCACTAGGGTCAATGACCTTGAGAGTGCTGTTCTTTCCACTACGCTCCACAATCAAGCCATTTGATAGTGTGATTTTTAGGCTAGGCGGAATTGTACTGCCTTCTCTCTGAGCTTGGCTCGGTTTATACTTATTACCACCCAGCGCCCAAGCAATTGCGTCCAGCACGCTTGTCTTACCTTGGTTGTTATTTCCACCCACGATTGTTAAGCCAGTTGCTGACGGCTCTAATTTGACCGCCTTCACGCGCTTGACGTTTTCGATTTCTAGTTTATTGATTGTTACCATCTTCTACTCCTTAACTAACCCTACAGGCGGTTCTACATCATACGTAAATTGCTTATCTGAACTTCTCAGGTTCATGCGTGCAATATTACTTGTTATTCGCTGGCGCTCTTTTTGCTTCATTTCAGCGTGGTCATCTA